AGAAATCAGCACCCCGCCAGTGTTGTTGGCGAGAAGAGTGGACCAGCTATTTGCGGTGCCCGTGTAGTTATTGACTTCAATCGTCACGTTCGCCGCCGGCAGCATCAGGTAGGTACCAGCCGGGATAAACTGCGCGCTGGACATCGCAGTGGCGTTACCCGCTCCGACGTTTGCAACGCTGACCGGCTGAAGATAACCACCGGACGTATTGGCCGAGGTGTTCGCAACGAGGATTTTGTTAAGGCCGAGAGCCATAGGTCAATCCTCCTTAAATCGTCAGGCTGTTGTAGCCGGTGACCTTAGTCATGGCTTTGGGCTTGGTATTCACCAATTCCGCAATCATGAGCACGGCACCAACATAACCAATCTGCCAGTTGGGCAAGGTGGACTCGAAGCCCGTGAACACAAACGAACCCTGGTCGTGAATATACAGCGACAGGTAGTTGGTGTTCAGGAAGTACACCGTGCCTTCTGGGCAGTACGGATCGGGGTAGATCGGCACACCAGCGACCATCAGGGCGCGGAAGCCGGACTGCGGGCCATTGGCATCGCCGTCAAAGCCCGAACCCGGGGTAATGACGTACTGTTCCTGGCCAACATAATCCTGCGCAAGCAGGGTCCAAGTACCAAAGCCGCACACGCCAAAGGTCGGCACTTCAGCGCCGTTCTTCACCGTACCGGAGATGTACTGGAGGACGTTCTGACGGGTCGGGTTCACCGAACCAGCCGCATACTGCTTCGACTTCCACCACGTGTAGGTCGAGCGATTGATGTTGCCGTAGGTCGCAGTGCCCGTGCCATCATCAACCGCCGCCGGCAGACCAGTGAACTGCTGCGTGTTGGTCGTGTTGGTGTACAGCGCCGTCGCCATCGCATCCATCATGACGTTGGTCGCATCGTTCATGCGAGCCTCGATCAGCGGGATAATGGCGTGGTCTTGCTGCACCGCACCTTCCATGCCGAGGAACGGCACGGGGGCAATCATCAACTTGAGGTTAAACTCAGCATTGTAAGCGCCCTGCTGCACAGACGGCTGCGTGAAGGAGCCGCTGTAGTCAGACCACTGAGCGTTCACAAACTGAGAGCCTTGAACCGGCACAGTCACGGAGGACACACCACCCGTGGCCTGTTGGCTATTGGCAATAAGCGCCGCCATAAGCGGCGTGCTGTTGTAAATCTGTACAACCAGCTTCGGGATAAATGCGCGCCGAGTAACATAAGTCAACTCGGTGTACTGCGTACTACCCGTCGCCGGAAGAATACCACCACCGATAGGCATGGCTTATCTCCGAAGCAAAAATTACGTCCCCGTAGAAACGATCAAAGTCCGATAGGACGAGGATTTCTCCTCAACTCCATCAAAGCCTTGCTCGCCTCGTCTCTTGCCGCGTGTTGCGGGTTCTTCCAAAACGACGAAAGCGTGTTGCGCGCCGTGTCGTCCAGCACATTACGGCTAAACGTAGAAGGCGTCGGCTTCGCTTGCTCGTTCATCCACTTGTGGAAGTCCGCAGCGGTTTCATGATTCGTGATGCCGCGCTCAAGCATGATCTTTTCGACCTGCTCAATCTCCGACTCATCAGAAACTTTGCCTTTTTTGACCAGCGACTGACGACGCCGGTTCAATTCTTCCATGGCTTCCTTCTCGCGCAGCTTCTGCTCAAGCTGTTCCACGCGAGCGTGCGCCTGATTGGTCGCGGCATACACCGTGTCCTCGATCTCCAATTCAGGGATCGGTAGGTCAGGCGTCGCCTTCTTGGTCAGACGCAAAAACTCTTTGCGAGTTGCCGGATTTTCGGCCAGCCGACGCGCGAGTAAAGCCAATTCATCTCGCGCCTCAGGCGCCATATCTTCTAGAGAGGGCATGTCCCCGATTCCTTCTCTTAGATAACCTTCTTGCCGTCACCGGGCGGCTTAATGGCCATCTTGTTCTTGCTGCCAATCTTAGCAGCGGTAGAAAGACCACCCATCTCCGCATAACGCGGCGTGTTGATGATCTGACCGTTGGCTTGAGTGTTGTCTGTGGGCCGACGAACATGCGCGGCGCCACGCGGCTTGAAAAGGTCCATACTACTTCTCCTACATAGGCATGGCGCCGCCAGAAGGCGGCATTGGACCACCCGGAGGCGGCATTAAACCGCCAGCGGGCGGCATCGGCGGGGACGGCGGCGCTTGACCACCACCCGGCGCAAGCCCAGGGATCGGCGGAGCCGCCATCATTGCCCTGGCCTCAGGAGCGCCACCACCCAACTGCGGTAGGTTTTGGAGCAACTGAAGAATCTCGGCGTTTTTCAACTGGTCAACCTTGGCCTGACGCGGCTGAATCATGCCCGTCAACGCACGCACGGCTGACATAATCTTGTTGCCCTCAGGCGAATTGGAACCAATGGCCGGCAAAGACTGCTCCAACAAATCCAGCGCAAGACCAACATTGATCATCGCAGCTTCTTTGTCGCCCATCTTCGGCTCGGGCGTCATCATCGGAGCGCCCATCGGCGGGGTCACACCATCATTGGGCGGCGGGGCGGCAGGCATGGCATCAGCCGAAGCACCTTGGCTCCGTGCCATCAACGCCATCATGCGATCACTAGGACCAGCCATTCAAACCCTCCAACGACTAAGTAACAACCCATTAAGCAATTAGTCCAGAAAAAAGCAAACGAGGGGATATATTTACAACGTGCGTCCCCTCGGCGCACAGCGGAATCAACGGGTTCGCCCCGCAGATTAGTTACCGCTTCGCCTTACGACCACGACGACGCATGTCTAATCCTCCTTTCCGAACAGAGTGATGCCCCCGAAAAACTCATATTAGCGACGGGTCTTACGAGCCTTGCGCATCGCACGGTACATCTAAGATCACCCCCTTCAGTCACGGCTTAACCGCCGCGCACCCCTATCATTACCCATGGAACGTATCGCAGTCACGCGATATTGCAGGGAAGCCGGGGCCTCGGAACGGGCCAAATCTTTCTGCGTGTACCGGGGCTGATCACCCCTAAGGCTAGTAACCTTCTCCATCACGAGACCTTCTTCAAAGCCGGCGGAGCAGAAGGCTTGGCTTCCGGCGACTCAGCGCCCTTGGCTTCAGCCTTCTTCAACTTGTCCTTCAACAACTGTTTCATAGGAGGCTCTAACAAGTCAAGCAAACTCTCCTTGTCAATCGCCTGGGCCTTGAACAAGTTGAACGCCAATGACCGCAAATCCTCCATGAAAATAGGGGAATTGCTGTGGGCATCTACCTTAACTACAAAGTCTTTTGTAAACTGTTGTGGGATAAAATCTATCCCATAGTTGTCTCGATATGCAGTTGTATCGTCTTGTTGCATGACCTTGAGGTACAAGGTCGCCATCTTCTCCAGGGCGTCCTCAACAATCAAAGCGCGCTTCTTGGCGCGGGACGACCCCAGCCGCGCAAGTTGCGATGCGTGACTCTGAGAACGAACGCCCGACTCACCCCGCCCCGACAAGACCGAAGAAATGCCTGACGCCTCGGCAAACATGGCATCGATTTCATTCAATTCCCTAAACAAGTCCTGAGGCATATTAGGCGCCAAACGCTCAACCTTGGCATTGGGCATGTCAGACGCCAACAACCCGCCGGCACGGTTCAACGCAAAATTCTTCTCGTCCAAAATGCCGGTAAAACCCGTCAAAGCCGTGGGCGGACTGACTTGCTTCGAGAGCAAATCCAGAATCTCGGCCATCCGCTTATTTCGCATCTCCTGCAAATAAACCAAACGGCTAACCTCAGACTGACCCCAGTAATAGTCCGGCATCGGATTGGGGCAAATCTGGATAAACGGCAACTCGCCCTTAATGAACATGGACTCGTTAGCGCGGTCATAAATAACCACATCAGGCTCGGCAATCGTCACCACCTGATAGTCGTTAGTCTCGTCATTCCAGACATACAACTCCCGCATTTCAATGGTGTCTTCCGCCACCTGGGGCTTCATGCGGTTGTAGCCCGACAAATCCAAATTCACATTGCCGTAAATGGTCGGATCAACAGAATTGACGATGATCCTATTGATACCATTCGGCATATCCTGCGGCTGGTACTTCTGCTCCGTCACCCGGCGCATAATGTCCGCTCGCTTCGGATGCGAATACAGCCGCGCCGCCAAGTCAGAACGCGTGATGTAATACGTATGCACCATCGCCTCCTGGCGATCCGTGTACATAACGTCCTCACGCAACACACCAATCGCGCCCGGGTCCACCATGTAAGGGGTGATCGTATTCTTCCGGCGCACCAACTTGATGTACGCAGTGTTGTAAACAAATGCCCAGGTCAGCCCAATGCCGAAGACCTGATCCGCATTTGAATTGTTCCACTCGTCATTCAACGCACTCGTCAGCACCGGAACCTTGGCGTGCTCCGCCTCATGCACCGACGCCCCCAGGCTAATGCTGAACCGCGTCGTGTCAGCCGAGTACATAAACGAGGTCAACTGATCAATGTGCGGGTAAATCTTGTTGTAGTGGGCCGGCGCATCCTCAGGCCCCGACCCAAACAAGTAATAACTCCGCAAGCTGGCATAGTCAGAACGCCGCTCGTCACGCGACACATAACACTTGTTGATCAAATCAAGGTAGAAAGTCTCGCGCGCTACGGCATCCGACGGAATAATCATGGCTTGATCTTCAGGTTCTCATGGTCTGCGATATAGGAAGCCGGCTTCGGCCCGGTCAACCTACCAGCATCCTTGGGGTTAAAGCCAACACTTTCTCCACGCACCGACCTGACCGCCTGACCAGACATGACCGAAGCCATGTTGTAACCCGCACCACCACCCCAAATCACGCCATTCGGACTCTGACGCGGCGGCGGCTGGTTGTTCCGAGTCAAATACCCCTCCTGATGCTCGCCTTCCCGGGTAGATTTCAGGTTGGTCATGTCAAAGTCCTTGGCCAGCCCCTTCAAAGTGCCGTCAGTGCCCTTTGTCCGGTCCGACATCAACGCCGGCGCCTGTAAATGTACAATCATGATGCCCTCAGAGCATCCATGCGGGCAAACAGGCTCCCAAGCCTCGAAAAACCCGTGCGATTCGCACTTATAGTCCCTTTTTACCGCCATTTTGTCCCTCCATTTGCTCCAAAAGCGTTGGTTCACCGTAGTCAGCCCGGTTTTTCACCCGAACATCAACCTTAAAACCCTCCGGCGTCACCCTTAACCCCCAGTGACGCGCCAACCGCAACCTCGGCTGCGCCCGGTATTCGGCAAACTTAACCTGATTACGCCCCTGCATGACAGCTATCTCCCCACGCTCCCACGCCT